CGTCACAGCCGACAGAGCCTGGTGATGGGGTCGAGATACCTGCTGCGACCCGCGCGCGCCTTGGGCTCCAGGCGGAGCGGTGCTGGGTGCTGGTGAGCGAGGCCAACCGCTTTGTCTGGCCCGGCTTTGATCTGCGACCTGTTGCGGCGGCCGGAGGGTGGACATCGACCTATGGCACGCTGCCGTCGCCGTTCATGGCGCAATTGAAGGCTGCGTTTGCGGCGCGGTCGGCGCGTTCGTGTCCGCGCATCGTGCCACGGACCGAGTAACGCTCACGCATACTCCGTCCCCGCCTGCTGGTTGCGCAGCACCGCGGTCATCATGCGCGTCGCCGTTGCGTTGAACGCGGCGCGGAAATCGAAGCTGGCCTCCACGCCTGCCGGTCCCTCGATCGGCGTCTTGGCCAGCGCCAGATAGACCTCGTGCAGCGTGATCGTCAGGCTGCGGTTGGCGTCGATGGTGAAGGCCAGGGCGAATTCCGCCGAGGTACCGGCCTGCGCCCGGGCGAGCAGCGTGGTGTTCTCAAAGCGGACCGTGATCTGGCCGGTGCAGCGCGCGATGCCGGGATCCACGCCCTCGACGCGGCGATCGGCGCGGATGGTGCGCACCGCCTCCATGCCATTGGCATAGGTGAGCCGCGCGCCGGTCACCTGCGCCAGCGCGACGCTGCTGCGCGTGATGCTGCCCTGCGCCTTGTTGAAGGCCGTGTAGGCGGCGCTGGTCGGCGTGCCGCCTGACGTCGCACCCGTGCGCACCGAGCCTTGGCCGAGCAACCCGAAGGTCGCCGTCGCCGCGCCGGTCGGGGTGAAATCCATCTCCAGCGTGTCGGCGCGCACGCCGGTGCAGACGTCGAAGCTGGGCACGTCGGGATAGCCGATCTCCATCGCGTTGCTCGGCAGCGCCGCCGCACCCGAGCCGAAGGTGTGGATGAAGTTGGTGCTGCCGGTGGTGGTCGGCGGGCCGAGCAGCAGCCGCAGCCAGTGGCCGATGTTGGTGAGATCGACGGGAACCACCGCCTGGCCGGCGACCGTCACCGTATCGAGGAAGGGTGCCGCGGGATCGCGGTTGCTGCCGACGCCGATGACATCGGCATCCAGCAGCGGCTGCTCGGCGCCAAGATCGCAGGACGGGAACGGCACACGCCGCCAATTGCTGCCGGGAGCGGTGCCGTAGACGGTCTCGGGCAGCATGAGCAGGCGGCAGTTCGCGCCGACGGCACGGGGCATGGGCGTTCTCCTGGAGGGGGATCAGGCCAGCGGCGAGCCGGCGACGGTGAACCAGAGGGTGACGGGGATCGCGGCGGCACGCGCCGCGGCGGCGCCCTCGAACTCGACATCCTCGAAGGACGCGCCGCCGGGCTGCGCCCATTCGACAGCGCCGCCGAGCGTGCGGTTGGCGGCGATGGCGGCGGCGACATCCACCAGCAACGCATCAAGCAGGGGGTTGCGTGCGGCCGGCGTGGCACCGGCGACGGTGATCTCGACCTCGGCGCGATGCTCGACCTGCCAAGCGAGCGGCGAGAGGATGGGCGTCTCCTCCACCGCCTCGCCATCGCGGACCACGACCAGGCCACCGGGCGGAATGCGCTGCGGGATGGTTTCGCCGCGCAGCACGATCGGCGCCGGGTTCCGAGCCGCGAGGGATGTGACGAGCCGGCTGTGCAGCGCCGCGATGGCTGCCTCGCGCGCACTCATGCCCACCCCACCATTGATGCGAAGAATCGGCCGGTGATCCAGGTGAGCGCAAAGCCGATGGGAATGGCGGCCCAGGACAGCACCACCAGCGTCAGCAGGTCTGCGACGACCTCGAAGGCGTCATCCGCGATGCGGACACGGCCGGTGTCCTTGCCCTCGGCGCGACGGGCCGCGGCAGCGGGGGCGCCGTAGCGGGCATGCAGCGCGTCATGCAGCAGGTCGGCGAGGTGCTTGGCATCGGCCTTCAGCGCCCCGACCTCTTCCAGCAGCAGCGCCAGATGATCGACGGGCAGGCGGGCGGCCTGCGCGGCGTCCATCTCGCGCAGCTGCGCCAGAGTGGTTCGGTTGGTCATGGTGGTCCCGTTCAACGAGGAGGTGCCCGGCTGGATGGGCGATGCAGGCAGCCGGGCGGGCGCGGGCATCGGCATGGGGGTGGCACTCATGGGATGGTCGCCAGCGCGGCGAGCCAGAGCAGCGCGATGAAGCCGCCGGCGAGCAGCACGCCTCCGGCCAGGGTGCGGAGCGCTTCGCCAATGGCGTGCCCGCGGCGGGCGGTGCGCTGGCTCACGGCGTCGCCCCGGCGATGGCATCGGCCGGCGGCAGCGGACCTTCCTCGGCCTGGCGCGCGCGGTGGGCGCGCTCGCGATCGGCATCGGGCTCCGTGCAGCGCACGCTGCGGCGCGCGATCTCGATCCAGACGTGCAGCGGCAGCACCACCATCGGCGGTGCGCGATCGCGCCAGAGGAACAGCGCGTCATTGCCGCCGAGTCAGCGCTCCAGCGCCTTGAATCCGTCGCCTTCGCCGCGCGCCTTGACCTCGGCCTTCACCGGCTCTGGGCCGCGCACGTAGAGATCGACGTCGGCGCCATTGCCGCGATACCGCACGGCACCGGAGAGCGGCACGCGCTCGGCGCGCAGGCCGCATTTCACGTGGATGTCGACGATGGCGCGCTCGCGGCGCAGGCCCTTGTCGCGGGAGGATTTGCCCATGGCCGGTCTCACGCCGTCTGCCGGTGGGGAACCGGGGCGCGCATCTTCGCCTGCGCCGGCTGCGGCGCGTTGGTCGCGTCGCGGGTCTGTGCCGCCTCGAAGGTCTCGATGTCCTCGAGGCGATAGGCCACGCGCCCACCCAGCTTCAGGAAGGCGGGCCCCTGGCCGAGCCAGCGCCAGCGCTCCAACGTGCGGGGGCTGAGGCACCAGCGGCGCGCCACCTTCGCCTGCGTCAGATGCTTCAATGCCATCAGGATTTCCCTCGCATCGGCTCGAACAACCGCGGGGAAGATCGCTTCAGGACACGGAGAAGAAGGAGGTGGGGTTAGGGAGAAGAAAAGGGAGAAATCGGCCTACAGGTCGAAGCCCCAGGCGCCCTTCGCCGAGGTGAGGTAGGGCTTCAGGAGCTTCCACTTCACGCCACCAAAGTGTCGGTGCAGCGTCCCATGGTCGGTGAGCTCGCGGATCGGCACGCGCCTGCCGGCATAGAAGCCGTCAACCAGCTTGCGGATGGCCGCGATGTGGTCGTCCGACTTGAATACGATTGGTTCGCCGCCGTGGATGCGCAGGCGCGTTCCATCTGGCGACAGGTCCAGGGGCCCCGGAGCGGCCGCGACTGCCACACCCCTCATCCGGGCATCGAGAATCTCGCCGCTCACCGCCAGACTATCGTCGGTGGCCAGCACGTCGCGGATCGGCACGAGGATCGTGCCAGGCAACGTCACCTTGCGAAGGCGAGCGGCGCGACTGGTGCATAGGATGATGACATCCCGCGGATAGGGCCGTGCCTGCAATGCGGACGCGACCTGTGCCCGCACCGCGGCGTGCCACAGCCGGCGCGCGAACCAAATCTGGACGCGCGCCGTGCGCTTGCCGAGGCGGGCATCGCCCATCTCCCAAAGCAGCCCCTCGATCAATGGCTGCGGCGTGCGCGCGGATGGCAGCGCCAGATCGGCTCCAATCGCGGCAAGGGTGTTGGAGATCTCGACGCGATGCCGGGTCAGCCGTGCAGCCGGCACCGCGATCAGACCGCCGGATGGGCTGAAATAGGCGAGCCCGGCCGCTCTCTCGCATCGAATCAGCGTCACCGGCGCGTCGTCGTGATCCGCGAGCGATGCCGAGACGGTCTCGTGACCGTGGGGCACCAGCAGCCCACTGGCGCGCAACATGCCAACGGGGCCGGGCGACATCTCCGCCACGGCCCCGCTCAGAAAGGGCTCCTCCAGGTCCAACACCTCGAGGAGCAGCGCGACAGCCTCGGCCGAAAGCCGGGGCGGTTCGTCAGACATCCCGCAGCATCCGCCAGCGCTTCAGGTACTTCTCTCCGGCAATTCATCGGGAAGGAAGCACGTCATCCCCTCGACCTCGTCGCCTTCGCCAGACAGGTCGGCGTACTGGTTGAGGCTGGCGCAGTGCTGCTCGACCAGAATCGTGAGATCGTTGGTTGAGATCGGGAAGCGGACCTCGCCGTATCGCTGCTGCAGGAAGGCGGTGACCAGCCGCTCGCAATCGCGGTCGATCTCAGCTGCGCGCAGGAAGAGCCGCTGTGGAAAGCGCCCCGATTTATCGACCGACCAGCTCGCCACGCATCCAGGGCCTCGAATCCAATTTCATGCGGT